GTGGTTCTGGTGCTGACCATAATGGTTCTGCATCTGCTAATGGTGGTAATGGTAAATCTGGTATTGTTTATGTAGAGGAGTATTCATAATGAAAGCACTTATTCAAAATAATAAAGTTATTGATGTTCAAAAGTCAGAGTTTGAAGTTCACTCTTCTCTTTCTTGGGTGGATTGTGAAGATTCCGTAGAAATTGGTGATTCTTACGATGGGTCAAAATTTACTTCTGGAATAGTTCCTCAAACCTCAGAACAGAAACTTCAAGATTTAAGAAGAAGTAGAGATACAATGCTTGCAGAAACAGATTGGGTTGTTACTATGCACAAAGAGTTAGGAACAAACATTCCTTCTGCTATGAAAACATACAGACAAGCTCTTAGAGATATTACAGATAGTGCAACGTCACTTGATGATGTTACGTGGCCTACTAAACCATCGTAATAAATAAAAGTATAAAAGGATAATGGAAAAATAACATGGCAGCGATTATTACAGAAAAGTTTAGATTGCACAATGCAGAACAGTTTCAAGAATCGTTCTCTGAAGCAGCTAAATCTACATACTACCTTTTCATAGGTAAGAGTTCACCGTTTACAACGACAACATCTGGTGGTTCAGACAATGCACCCCCGACTCCTCAAGATGACATAACAACAGAATTTTATAAGTGGGATTCAATGCTTGCTGCTAAATTGATTTCTTCTTCTGATGTTTCTTTTGTTATTCCTCGTAGGAACTGGGCAAACAATACTACTTACGATATGTACGAACACGATGTTAGTAGTACAAATACAACAACTAGTGGTGCGTCAAACTTATTCGATTCAACATTTTACTTTATGACTTCTGATTACAGAGTATATAAAGTACTTGACAATAATAATCAACAACCATATAGTGGTGCAGAACCAACATCTGAAGTTACAGGCCCATTTGAATTGGGTGGATATACACTTCAGTATATGTTCAAACTAACAACTTCAGAAGTACAGAAGTTTTTAACTTCAGACTTTCTTCCAGTAACAACTGATACTGATGTTAGTAATGCAGCCTTTGATGGTTCTATTGACACAGTTCGTGTAACTGCTGGTTCTGGATATACAGACGGAACTTATTACTCACCAGTAGATGGTGATGGTGCAAACGGTGTTGTAAAAATCGTAGTTAATGGTGGTGCAATTTCTTTACAAGGTTCAACTGGTACAAACATGTATGCGGCAGGTACTGGTTACACATTTGGTGTAGTCAACTTGTCAGATGTTTATACAAACACAGGATTAACTACTTCTGGTAACATTGGTAGTGGTTCTGGTGGTGCAGTAGTTCCTATCATTTCACCAAAAGGTGGACATGGTAAAGATGCAGTAAAAGAACTAGGTGGACATTATGTAATGATGAATGTCAAACTAGAACAAGCAGAAGGTGATGATTTAACAGTTGCAAACGACTTCAGAGAAGTTGGTATTGTTAAAGACCCTTACAACTTTGGTACGACAACAGTTTCAAGTGCATCTACTCGTAGACAAACATACGCAGTTAAACTTGCGGCAAACCCATCATCTGCATATGAGATTGATGAAAAGATTACACAATCTACTACTGGTGCAGTAGGAAGAGTTGTTGAGTTTGATTCTACAAATAACATTCTTTACTATTTACAAGAACAATACACAAACTATGGTATTCATGCAAATGGTAACAGTGTTGCATTTAGTGGTACACATACAATTACAGGTGCATCGTCTACAGGTGCTGCGGCGGTTTCGTCCACATCATCTGAAACAGTAACACTTTCTGGTGGTTCTAGTTTAACTTTTACAAGTGGTTATGCAAACCCAGAACTTGCAGCAGATAGTGGACATATTTTGTATGTTGAAAACAGACGCCCGATTTCAAGAGCATCAGACCAAACAGAAGATATTAAAATTGTAGTGGAATTCTAAAACATGGAAAAGACAAACCTAAATGTCAGTCCATACTACGATGACTTTACTGAAGATAAGAACTTTCATAGGGTATTATTTCGCCCTGGCTTCTCAGTACAAGCTCGTGAGCTGACACAACTCCAAAGTATTATGCAGAACCAAGTCGAAAGATTTGGTCGTCACATGTTCAAAGAGGGAACAGTAGTAATTCCAGGCGCAACTGGTTTTACAGATGAATACTATGCAGTAAAACTTCAATCATCAATTTCTGGTTCAGACATCTCTGAACAGATTCAAAGTTATGTTGGTAAAAGAATTACTGGTAGAACAAGTGGTGTTGTTGCTGAGGTTGTCGAAGCAGTCGCTGCAACTACTACAGACCCCATTACTCTATATGTAAAATATGTAACAAGTGGTACTGATAACGTAACTACTGTATTTGCAAATGGTGAAAACATTCATGCAAATGGAACAGTAGGTTCTTTCGGTTCTGGTATTGACTCTGCAACTCTTCAAGCAACTGATGCAACTGCAACAGGTTCTTCTGCAAATATTGAAGAGGGTGTATACTTTGTTCGTGGACATTTTGTAAAGGTTGCAAAACAAAGACTTATTCTAGACAAATATACAAATCGTCCATCATATCGTGTTGGACTTAATGTTACAGAAACCCTAGAGACACCAGAAGAAGATACATCTCTTTTGGATAATGCACAGGGTTCAACAAACTTAAATGCAAAGGGTGCTCATCGTTTAAAGATTACGTTGACACTTGCAAAACTTTCCTTAACATCTACTGATGATTCAAACTTCATCGAACTTCTTCGTACTGACTTAGGTGTCATACAGGAGAAAGCAAGGAACACAGAATACTCTGTTATTGGTGAAACTCTTGCTCGTAGAACCTATGACGAATCTGGCGATTACGCTGTACGTCCTTTCCAACTTGATATCCGTGAGACATCAAATGATGGATTGAATAATGGTATCTACGACCCAGGCACTATTACTGATGACCAAAATTCAGCATCTGATAATTTCTTAACAATTCAAGTATCGCCAGGCAAAGCATATGTTCGTGGTTATGAAGTAGAGACTATTGCTCCAAGATACATAGATGTTCTTAAACCAAGAACATTTGAAAATTACAATGCGGCAGTTACTCCTGTAGAGGTTGGTAACTTTGTTCGTGTAACAAATGCATATGGTTCTCCAGAAATATCTCCATTTATATCTGGTGACATTGCAGAACCTTATAGACAAATAGGTTTATTTGATACTCAAACATCTTCACCAAGTTCTAAGTCTGGTACTCAGATTGGTGTTGCTCGTGCAAGAGCATTTGAACATTTCTCTGGTACTGCAAACTCACAAAGTGAATTCGGTACAGATGCACAATACAATCTATACCTCTTTGATATTAGAATGTTTACTAAACTCACAATGAGTGGTACTCCTTCTGCTATCCCTGTTGCTGGTGATAAGATTACTGGTGTAAGTACAGGTGCATATGGTTTTGTAGTCGCACATGAAGTTGATGGAACAACAGACGTTACAAGTGGTACGACAATTACAATCGCATCTGTTGTTGGTAACTTCACTGCTGGTGAAAAGGTTACATGTTCTAGTTCATCTGAAACTGATGAGATATTAGAAACTTCTGGTAATGCAGACTTGACAATTTCAACAGTAAGTGGATTTGACTTTAGTAGAGTTAAACAAACTTACATGCCCTCTACAGATAGTGGTACTGACCCTCACTTTACATCTGATGTTGTTCTTGAAACAAGTACAACTATAGCAGGACTTAACACTATTGGTGGTAGTGATTTAGATGCGGTTACTGGTTTCCAAACTGACTATGGAACAGAACTTGAAGTTGGTGATATTATTTCTATTCCTTCTGGTACAAGTGGTGCTTTGGAAGAAAGAAGAATTGATGCAATTAGTGGACAAACTTTAGACTTAAATGCTGACGTTAGTAATGCAGTATCTTCAGTATCCTTTGTTCGTAAGAGAGCATCTCTTCGTGACCAAAACAAAAACTTACTTCTTCGTAAGTTGCAAAAAAATTCAATTAAGACATTAAAGACAGAATTAAACAACGGAGTTTCAGACTCTTCGGTTGTTATTCGTAGGTCTTTTGTTGGACAATCTAACTCATCTGGTGAACTTTCCTTCGCCGCTGGTGCAAACGAAACATTTAATGCAGTATCCAATACTGATTATGTTATTACTGTACTAACTGCTGGTACTGGTGGTACTGCTGTTGCGGGCGATAAGATTGATTTAACTAGTAGTGATTTAACAATCAGTGGTGCTGGTACTGGTACTCTTCAGATTAATGATGGTACAGACAGTCCTTTTGGTGATGGTGCAACGGTTCGTCTTATTGCAACAATCACAAGAACTACAGTTCAAGAAAAATCTAAGACAAGAAGTAGAATGCATCAAGTACTTGTACACAATGATGGTGTAGCAGGTGGTGCAAAATATGGTACTTCTGCACATCATAAAGATGTTTCATTAGGTGTCGCAGATATTCATAAGTTATGGGCAGTCTTTGACTCAGAAGATGCAACTACTGACCCTGTTCTTCCACAATGGACTATTACTGGTGCAAGTGGTAACTTCACACAAGGTGAACTTATTACTGGTGGTACATCTGGTGCAAAGGCAAGAGTTGTAAACACAATTTCTCCTATAACATTTGTTCCAATTAACAATACAGATTTTGAGGCAACTGAAACTATTACTGGTGCAGAAAGTTCTGAAACTGCAACCTTAGATACATTTACTGCTGGTTCTAGAATAGTAACTAATGATTTTACATTAGATACAGGACAAAGAGATAACTTCTATGATATTGGTAGACTAGTTCGTAAACCAAATACAATTGCACCTACAGGTAGGTTGATTGCAATTTGTGATTACTTTACACACGGTACTGGTGACTTCTTTAATGTTGACTCTTACAGTTCAATAAATTATAAAGAAATTCCAACATACTCAGCAACTCGTGTTGACCCAGAGGTTGCAGAACCATCTGGTGAATTTGATTTAAGAGATACAGTTGACTTTAGACCTCGTGTTGCAGATGCTACGACAACAACACAGACAATACAAAATCAAACTGTTTACAGAGTAACTTCGTACTCATTTAATATTGAGTCACGTTCTTTTGCTGGAACTGGTTCATCTACAATTGCAATTCCAAAAGATAATTCAAACTTCATTTATGATTTTGATTTCTTTATTGGTAGAAAAGATTCATTGTTTATTGCTGCAGATGGTAAGTTCAAAGTTGTTCGTGGTGCAGATTCAGAAGTTCCACAAACACCTAAACCTTTAGATGATGCAATGAAACTTGCAGATATTACTCTGCCTGCATTCGTTGTTGACATTGCAGATGTGACTTATACTTCAGTAAATAATCGTAGATACACAATGCGTGATATTGGTAAACTGGAAGCTCGTATTGAGAACATGGAATACTATACTGCATTGAACCTTCTTGAGAAGGATGCAAGGTCATTACAAATTCAAGATGCAGACGGATTCGATAGATTTAAATCTGGTTTCTTAGTTGACAATTTCAAAGGACATGCAACAGGTAATGTTAAACACCCAGACTATAGAAACTCTATAGACATGCAAATGGGCGAACTTCGTCCAAAATATTTTATGAAGGGTGTAACTCTTGCAGAAGAAAATACAACTGATTCTGATAGAACTAATGACCAGTATACAAAAACTGGTGATGTAATTACTCTTCCATATACACACAAAGTTGCAGTGGAACAACCATATGCAACTCGTATTGAAAACCTAAACCCTGTTCTATCTTTTGCATGGGCAGGAATTTGTAGATTATCACCATCTGGTGATGAGTGGTTTGAGACTACTAGACTTCCAGATTTAATTATCAATAGAGAAGGTAACTTTGATACAGTACTTGCTCAAAATGCAAACGCACTAGGTACAGTATGGAATGCATGGCAAACCCAGTGGAGTGGTGTAACAACATCAACTTCAAATACTTGGAGAGACCATTCATTCGGTTCTGCTGCATCTCGTTCAGTTCCAGGCCGTGCGGTTATTAGAACGACAACTGAAACTGAAACTGGAGTACGTTCTAGAAGAGGTGTTAATACAACAGTTGTTGCTCAAATCGACACAGAGTCACA